AAGAGAAGAATCAACAAATCCGCGATGAATGCAACGTAAACCCAAGACCCAGAGAGGGTTAGAGAAAGAGCCAGCGTTTTGGTCGTCGATGGGCGCGGCTGCATCGGGCTTGGGCGTTGCGGCGGCGGTGTTGAAAGCCGCGAAGAAGGCGGGGTGCATCGCGTTCCGCGCAAGCCGCGTTCATCGCCAGGAAATCCGGGACTGGCTGGCCATCCATCCGAGCGGGGCGCCGGCGGCCAGCGTCAACGGGAACCACGTCGACGACCGCTTGAAGGAGGCGAAGGCGGACCGCGAGGAAATCAAGCTGCAGCGGGAGCGAGGGGAACTGCTCGACCGCCGCGGGGTGCAGGAGGCCATCCGCGGATGCGTGGCGAAGCTGGTCTCAGTCCTCGATCGAGAATTCGGTAGCGAGTTGCCGCCGATCCTGAAGGGGCTCGATGAGCGGTCCATTCGCGCCGTGGTCCTGGATCGACTGGCGCGGCTCGAGAAGGTGTTCCGGCAGGAGATCTCGAGTCTCGTCGGTCCGCCATGAATGCCCCGGGTCCAGACGTCCTGGCACCCCGCGCTCGCGCGGGACAGCAGTGGCGCACGGATCCCCCGGTTTCCCCCGTCTCCGACATCACCAGGTGGGTGGCAGATGCCTTCACCTCCGGGCTCCAGTACGCCCGGGTGAAATCAGTCGCGCGGTGGGCGGCCGATCACGTCCGATTGCCAGGCTCGGCGAGGAGCGAGCGCTACGACCCCAGCATCACCCCATGGTACGTGCCCGTCCTCGAAACCCTGGCCGATGACAACGTGCGCACCGTCAGCGTGGTCGGGCCCGTGCAGTCGGGAAAGTCCGTCGTGGGAGAGATCGCCGTGTGCTTTTGGATCGCGACGAGCAACGGGGACATCCTTTGGAACTGGCCGACCGACGGGAAGAGTGGGGACCGCTGGACCAAGAGAATCGAACGCACCCTGCGGGCCTGTTCGCCGGTGGGTTCGCTCTGGCCCAGGGAGCGCTCGAAGGATTCGAAGGGGCTCGTCGTCTTTCCGGTTTCGAACCTGACGGTCCAAGGGATCTGGAACCCTGACAATCTCGATAGCGATTCGGTCCGCTATCTGGTCAATGAGGAGGTGCACGCCTGGGATCCCGGGCGGCTTCCGAAGGCTTATGCGCGGTGCACGGCGTTCTGGCACGCGAAGATCGTGAACATCAGCAACCCCGGAGTTGAAGGGGACCAGTTGCACGCGGCGTTCCTCGACGGGACCCAGGAGGTCTGGGAGGTGAAGTGTCCTGGCTGTGGAGAGCACCACGCCATGCGGACCTACTTTGACGCGCACCGCCCGGAGCTCGGCGGCATCCGTTATGACGCGGACGGGTGTCGGCGGGACAACTTCGACTATGACTACTCGAGGCTGGCGCCGACGATTCGCTACGCGTGGCCCTGCGGGCATGAGACGCCGGAGGACCTGCACTCGAGGCGGGCCCTCTCCATGTCCGGTCGGTACCGCGCGCTCAATCCGGGGGCGATCGGTCATCGGAGTTTCAACCTGAGTGCCGCCGCGGTGGATTACATCCCGTGGCTGCAACTGATCCGGGAGAAGCACGCGGCCATCCGCGCCATGAAGCGCGGGGACATCGAACCCTTCAAACGCTTCCGCCAGGAGCGCGACGCGGAATTCTGGGCGCCCGAGGACCGGCCGACAGTCGACGTGGTGGTCACGAGCCCGGACCGGGTGAAGGACCGCGATGGCCTGGCGGAGCGGGTCGTGCGCTTCGGAGCGGTGGACGTGCAGCGGGGCATGGTGCTGACCGAGGGTGATCACCCTCACCATTGGATGGTGGTCCGCGATTTCGACGCTCTGGGGAATTCCCTGCTCGTGTTCGAAGGCAGGATCGAGACCGAGAGCGACGTGACGCAGACCCTGCGGGATCTCGGCGTCGAACCCCGGCACGTCGTGGTCGACTCCGGCGATGGCGACACCACAACGGCCGTTTACCGCTTCTGCCTTGCCCGGGGGTTCCATGCGGTGAAGGGGGGCAACCAGGCGTTCTATTCGCACTCGGACGGGAGCCGCCGGATCTTCAGCGAGGAGAGGCCGCTGTGCTTGATGCTGGGTGTGCCGCCAGTGAGTCCTGACGAACCCCTCGCCGAGCCGCAATTCGTTCTCTACTCGAAGCACGGGCTGCGCGAGCGACTGGCCTGGCTGCGCTCTTCGAAGGATGTGCGGTGGGAGGTGCCCTCCGACGTGAGCGAAACCTACAAGCGCCACCTTGCGGCGGAGGAACGGCGGGAGCGGCTTCACCCTCGGTCCAACGAGATCACGGTGGAATGGGTCCGGCTGCAGCGCCGCAACGATCTGCTCGCCTGCGAGTGCATGATTGCGCTCCTGGCGGAGATGGCTGGCCTTATCGGGGCGGGGGTCTATGCGGAGGAGCAAGTCGAGGAGGCGGCCGAATGACCGTCAACGGGAACGGCGACCCGCAGTTCTATTCCGCGAAGCAGCTCGCCCGGATTTTCAATCGCAACGTCTCATGGATTTACTGCGCGAAGCGTCGCGGATTTCAGATGCCCGGCAATCGCGCCACCATCGAGGCGCTGGTGTTTTGGCTCACCGAAAACCCGTGTCCACGCACAGGTGAGCGTAAACGGCAGCAAATGGCAGGGTAGCGCGATTGCAAATCCACGGGCGGTTCTTGCACGAATAACATCGTGCCATCCACAGCCGCCGCGCGACGACGATATCTGGACAAGGTATGTCGCGCATCGCAGGCCGCCGGCAAGCCCCTGGATGAGTACCTCAGAGGGATTTCTGATAACAGCACGGCACTAAGCGGACGGCCTTCCATACAGTCGACCTCCTACGGGGGGCAGTCGGCTTCATACTTCAGTCCCGGCCAGGGCGGCGGGATGACATCTGCCGACGTGGTGGAGTTGATTGACGCTGTCCTGGGCATTTACGATTGCGTCGTATCGCGCCTGGACGAGGAACTCGGGCGGCCCCCTTCGCCTTCGGAGATTTGTTCCACCCTGCTCTCGTTGGTTCCTCCTGGCGTCAGCGAAATCCGCAATGACTTCAGCATGCTCCGCAGTGGGTGCGGGTGCCTCTAGGCGATGTTCGATTCCCTTCGCTACAAGCTCGCGGACTGGCTCCTGCCGAAGGCCAGGTATGAGGGAGCCTGGCCGTCGGTCGATCGGGCGTGGATTCCCACCGGACTGCAGCCCGCCCGAATCGACATCTCTTCCTTCACAAGGCGCGCCCTGCAGTCGAAGTCGAGGTACTGGGAAAAGAACTCCCCGCTGTTCGCCCGCATGTGCGACCTCTTCGAATCGTATACCGTGGGCACCGGGCTCGTGTTGCAGCCAGCGTCCTCGTCGCCGGAGTTCAACCAGGCCGCAAAGGACCATTGGGAGAATTGGTCGCGCGAGCCTGATCTCGGATCCCGGCAGCCCTTTGGCATTCTGCAATCGGTGATATCCCGCGGCTTTATAGTCGACGGCGAAGAGTTCATGCCGCTGGTCATCGATGACGAAGGCAATCCCAAGATCCAGCTGCTCGAAGCCGACCAGGTCAGGACGCCGGATGGGATGGTGGATTCGCCGGCTCTTTCAGACGGGGTCGTGCTCGACCGTTACGGCAAGCCGACCGGCTATTACGTGGCAGGCCACGAGACTCCAATCCCTGCGGCCTCGATGGTCCACATTTTCGAGCCGTCCCGAGCCGGCCAGGTCCGCGGCATTCCGTTCCTTCATCCCGCGCTCAATGACCTGGCTGACCTGGAGGAAGTCCAGGGACTGACCAAGCAATGTGTCAAGAATGACGCCACGCTCTGGAGTGTCATCAAGACCCAGACCGGCGAACTGACGCCGGCAATGATGAGGGCGGCACGGTTCGGGGTTGTGAAACCCACGCCTTCGGGCACGACCGCGACCGCGTGTGCGACCCAGGATGCCGGGACATATTACCAGCAGGTCTTCGGCACCACGGCCAAGGTGCTGCGCACGGGTGATTCATGGGAGAGTTTCAGCAGCGACCGGCCAAGTGCCAATGCGCAGGAGTTCATGCGCGACCTGGCCGAGAAGATCGCCGCGGGCACGGGCTTTCCGCTCGTGCTCGTGTTGCCAGAGTCACTGCAGGGCACCGTGGCTCGTGGCACCTACGAGATGGCCAATGCCTACTTCCGGGCCCGATCCCTTGTCCTGGCCAATGCATTTTCCACCCTCTACGAGTTCGTAATCAGCACTGCCAAGAACAAGGTGCCGGCCCTGCGCGATCCGCCCGCGGACTGGCGCAAGGTCACGATCCGGCCGCCGCGCAGCGTCAATGTCGACCCCGGCTACCGGAGCACCGCGGCGATCAACGATATCAAGGCAGGGGCGACCAATTACGAAATTCTCTACAGCGAGCTCGGGTTGGATTGGAAGGAGGAGTTTGACAAACTCAAGGAGCACCAGGGCTATGCCAAGAAGATCGGTCTCATACTCGAGATGCCTGGCCTCGAGGAAACGCTGCCGGGAACTGATGAAGCCGCGACCGGCGTGGACGGCGATTCGGACATTAACGAAGACGCAGCCGGTGCTGCTGCTGCTGGCGCCGATGTTGCCAAGCTGGCCTTGAACGGAGCCCAGCTCGCTGCCGTTCAGGAATTGATAACGCAGGTTGCGCAAAAGCAACTGCCGGCCGAAGCAGCGAAGCGTGCGCTGTATATCGCCCTTCCGTTAACAGACCCCGCTGACATTGACGCGATGGTCGATGCGGCTGCCGCGTTCACCCCGGAAACGCAAGAGGAGGCTGTGACGGCATGAGCGAGCTGGCTCTTTACGGCGAGATCGGCGCCCCCGACGGCGTGAATGTCAACGAGGTCGTCAAGTGGCTCCAAGCCTCCAGGAGTGGTGGGCCGGTGACGCTTCGGATCAACTCCGTCGGCGGCGACCTGCTCTCTGGCCTGGCCCTCTACAACTTCATCAAGGGGCTTCCCGACACGACCGCAATCATTGACGGAGCCGCAGCTTCGATAGCCTCAGTCGTCATGCTCGGGGCCGCCCGTGTGCTGATGCCCGAAAATGCATGGATCATGGTACATCCGCCGAGCGCCAAGATGGACGGCGAAGGCGCGGACCACCGGGACCTGGCGGACAAGCTCGATCGTTCGCAGGCGCAGCTCGTGGACATTTATGCCCAGGAGACGGGCCAGAGCAGGGAGGTCGTCGAGTCTTGGATGGCCAGCGGCGAACGCTGGTTCAACGCCCGCGAAGCCCTGGCCGCAGGGCTTATCGACGAGATCATCCCGGCGGTTCCCATCCTGAATTCAATCAACCTTTCTCGCTTCGCTCACGTGCCGGACGCGGCGAGGAAACAACTCACCCAGGCACAGCAAAACGAACCCATGAAAGTATTGCTCTCAGGACTCGTGAAGGCGGGCCTGGTGGACTGCGGTTGCATGTCTGCGGTCACGCCTGATGAAGCCGCCATTTCGAACGAGGTGACTGCCTCAGTCGAAGCGCTCACCACCGAAAACGCATCGCTTAAGGACAAGATCGCAGCCCTGGAAGCCCAGCTCGCAGGAATCACTGCGAAGGAGAAGGACTCCGTCAAAGCCCGCGCGATCACCGCCATCGACGCCGCCATCGCCGAAGGCAGGCTCGCTCCGTCCATGAAGGTCATCATGGTCAATTCCTACGTGGCAGACGAAGCTGCGACAATCAAGAGCCTCGCTGAAGCTCCGCGCATCACCGCGGGCACGGCGCCTATCGTCCGTGGGAAGGCAGGCGACGCGGGCAAGTCGATCAAGGACCAGATTGACGCCGAGCCCGATCACAAGAAGCGCCTGAATATGCGAATGGCGAACTGGGATGCGCTAGTCGCTGCGGGCTGATCCATGAGTGACATCAATCCGTAAACAACTGACCTCCTTCCTCAAATGCCTAATACCTTTCCAACCGTCCCGACAAACCTGGTCTGCCAGGTCTGCTGCGAGACGGCGCTGACCGCGTTCTGCACGGTCCTTGGGCCGCTCACGAATTTCACAAATGACTGCTCCCCTGATCCTATCGGACCCGGCAAGCCGATCGCCGTGCCGGTGGCGACTGGGGGCAGCACAACGCTGGTAACGCCCATCGCGAATTTCGAGACGGGCGACTCGACCCTGGAGAGCCGACTGCTGACGCCGGTGCAATTGAGCCAGCCCTTTCACCTGACGAACGAGCAGATGCAGCAGGGCTTTCGCATCCAGCAGCTCGCACTAATCAACGCGCTCAAACTGGCCACTGCGGTCTGGGCCAGAGTCACCCCCCTGATCAAGAATTCCGCCACGATCACGAACGGGATGCCTACAGGCTTTCCCGTCGCCAACGTGGTCACAGCTGCCATTGCCTCGTTTACGCCTGCGACTGTGGGCGACGCGTACGGCAAGCTGCTCTGCACGCCGAAGCATCTTCTCCTGGACCCTGCCGCGATGGGCAAATTGATGTTCGTTGCTGGTGGATGTTGCTTTCCCATGGGCGGGTCTGGTGCGTCTGGCATGGGCTTTCAGTCCATTAACGAGCACTCGCTCTGGGGAGGTTCCGATCTCAATACCTACGGTTTCGCATTCTGTCCCGAGGCAATCGTCATTGCCAGCGGCGTGCCGGTGACTCCGCGTGAGTGCACGATGATCGAGCAGTCCAGTGTGACCCTGCCCGGGACGGGGCTCACCGTGCAGTTTAACATGTGGTGCTCGACCGCGACGCGCACGCTCTGGGCCAGCTACGACCTGATGTTTGCGGCAGTGATCGGTGTGCCGTGCGCTGGCGTGCTCATCAAGAGCGCCTGAACCGACTTACCCGGGGGTTACTGACATTTCCTCCGGGGCAAGGCGCCTGTCTATGTGGTTGTGCGCATGACCACCGGGCGGGCGCCCCATTCTCCACACGCCATGAGCGAGGTCCGCGAACTACTCGAACAGGGACTGGTTGTCCTCGTGGACGAGCTCGGCGTTCCCTTCACGGTCGACGGGATCGCCGGCGTGACATTCAACGGGCTTTGCGACGAGTCGAACTACAGCAACGAGGTTGGGGTCGGGGGCTTCCTCCCTGATGGCGACGGCACCATCGGGGTGCCGGTCGCGGAGTTCGCCGCGGTCGACTTCAAACCGTTTCCCGGAGTGCGGCTCAGTGTTTACGGCCGAAGCTTCATCGTCACCACGGTCGGCAAAAACGACCATCGGTGGCGGCTCGTGCTCACACAGGGGCACCCGAAAAAGAGTGATCTGCCACCCACTGTCCAGCCTCTGGCGATGCGCACAATCAAATGAGCCTCGCCATCAAAGCCGAGCGCGCCCTTGCCCGGTATCTCCTGGGTGTGGCCCCATTTTTGATTGCCGCTCCAGGTGAGTTCGTGCTGACCGATGAGGGCGCGCGCATACGTTTATCGTCCGGTC